CTTCCAAGATATAGAATAGTGCCATCAGAATATTTTCTTTCATCCCTAAGATGAAAATGTCCTGATATAATTAGCTTTGCTCTTTCTAAAAGATCAGATGCTCTAATACCATGATCACAAATTTTATGACTGTTCATTTTAAATGATTCTATTTCAAAATGACCAAATACAACATCGCTTTGCGGTATAAATTTAAGCTCTGTGCCCCACGGTACAAAAGTAAGATCTTTATTAAAATTAGAAGATGATGTTACTTGAGAAATTACCTTGATATTTGGCCAGCCGCTAAACGGTGATAACGAATTAACGTCAGATCTGTCTTTATAGTAGGCGTCGTGATTACCTACAAGCATTATAATATTAAAATCTTTTAATTTAGAAAGTAATTGTGATGCTAGGTGTATTGTATTTACAGAAATTTCATCTCTATAATGAAATAGATCACCACAAATTATTATATCTTTAATATCTCTTTCTTTTAATTCTTTCTCAACCCATGAAAAGAAATTCTCCGCTACACTATACCAAAATAAATTATTTTGATGTACGCCAATATGTACATCAGAAAAACAGCATACTTTTTTTTCCTTAATCTTAACCATTTAAATTACTAAAGACGTCGTTAAAAGGATCATCATTATTATCGTCTGTAGGTTTAACATATATTTTTGCGCCGTCAGGGCATGAGTGTAGTAAATCACTGTATACTTTTTCTTTATAATCATTAATTGCCTCATGATGTTTTTTCTCTTTTTTGATACGGTTAATAAATGCATGAAAAGCAATAGTTGTAAAATAAGAAAACGGGCTAAAGCCACTCTGCAATCTAAACTTCTTATTCTTTAGAGCGGAAAACATCTTTACAATAGCATCTCCAACCATATCATCTTTATAGGTATAGTTAATAAAATTAGGCGCGTAGCTTAATCCATTAGCAATTTTTGTAATCGACTCACCTAACTTTTGTGACATCTGGCCTGTCTTATAATAAACAGTAATCTCCTCCTCAAACTCTTTGGGACTAACATAGAAAGGTTTCTCTTTCTTAGCTTTCTTTTTCGTAGAAATCTCTGGTTGTGTATTTGATTTTTTCTTTTTCATAAATTTGTTTTCTTTTAGTCGTATGCTGTATACCGTAGTATAGCTGATCCGATATATCGAATATTATAAGCTTATCCTTGTTAATATGCAATCGAAGACCTCTGCCTATAGACTGAACGGTTTTAATCTTCGCTTTTCCACCGCCCGCAAAAATAATATAGTGTATATTCTTAACATTAATACCTGTTGAAAATATCTTCGAAATTGCCACAACAACAACATTATTCTTAGTTTCCATAATTTGCTTAATTTTTTCGCGCTCCTCTATCTCGACTTCACCTCTAATAAAATAAATTTCTTTATTGTTGCAGTTACCCTTTAATACTGATTCCAAGATTTCACCATGCTTAATAAAATCTACAAGTATAAGAGAGTTGTTCTCTAGCTTGTTAATAATTTTAGATATTAACATATTTCTAAAATTATTTTCTATTAAAAAATCTAACTCTTTTTTATAAAAATCTGTGGGATTAAAATTGTTATTATCCCGCTTAGGGACACTCTTATAAAATAAATTAAGCATCTGTACATTTGCATTACTAACATAGTTCTCTGTTCTTAACTCATAGCTATTTTTTTCATAGATAATAGGTCCTATTTTACCGATAATATTCCACTGGTCTTCTTTTTCTTCGGGTAACGTACCAGTAAATCCAAATTTATAATTAGTTTTAATAACAGAAATAATTTTATTAACTTCGTTACCCTTGCGAATTTTATGAACTTCATCAACAACAAGCATATCGATATTTTCTGCCCATGATAAATTAGAGTTTTTACTCTGCAAAATACCAAGATTAGCGATAATGACATTAGATGTTAGATCGAGCTTATCATCCCCTGTCCATTTTGTAAAAGAAAGAGGTACTTTGTAATTCTTAAAATCATTAAACGTCTGCTCAACTAATCCGCGATCTGGCACTACAAGCAAGCACTTAAAATTATTTGTACTGAACCTATATACAGATGAAATGAGTGATGCCATAACTAATGTCTTGCCCCATGCGGTTGCAAGGACTATTGTTCCTCTACCTGCTGTTAAACAATGCTGTACAATTTCTTCTTGATAGTCTCTTAAATCAAATGAAAGTTTATATGGTGTTTTTGTATAGTTTTTATCTATACACCAGCCGCTTTTTGCAGGTGTGAGAATAGTTTCTACTTCCGGTGCTATTACTAGCTGTGTAGGAAGTTGTTTTTCAAGAACAAATTTCTGTATTTCTCTGGTAAGACAGGGATCAAATCTACCTGTGGGAGTAATAGAATAAGTTCTTGAAGGGATATAGCGTGAGTATCTTCTCAAGAATGCAGCAGCCTTGTTTTTAACAGAAAAATTTTCTCTTATTTCATTAATATACTCACCAGTAAGAATAGCTTTATTTTTCTTGATATCGTACTCGATATTAATCATGTTGTTTCTAATTTTTGTATCTCTATTATATTCTTAATGTCATATGTCATTGACGAAAGGGTTTTCTCTGTTTTTTCTAAAAGAGTTATAAGAAGCTCAAGCTGCTCGATTTCTTCTTTTATTTTCTTAACACTACCAACTTCATTAGCTGTATCATGAAGTGTATTTGGTGTTAATTTTACGTGGCTTTTTTCTTTAATTTGATCAATTACTTGTTTTCTATGATCTTCAAGTACTTTTCGCTTATTATTCAAATCAATTTTGGCTCTTATTAAAATTCCTGTGTATTTATGCTTTATAGCTGGAAGCTTGAATTGTACTTCTCTAACGTTAAGCTCATCAATCTTTACGTCTTTCTCAATATCTTCTAAAATTTTTTTTATATCCAGTTCCATATACTTCATTATATATTATGTTATAAATAATTAAAGTGAGAAAATTTGACCAATTATTTAAAGCAATTATAGAAAGCCTGGGCTCGGTGCCCTCTACTTCAGGTAATTTAGCCGGCTCTGGTGGTGCATTAGGCACGTTTCAAACCTCTAACTGGCAAAGCAATCCTTCCGGAACACCGGGTACTGACACATATGCAGCAGGCGACGCAAGAAGACCGGTAGCATTAGGCGCGAAGAAAAGAAAAGGTAAGATACGTATCCCAATACAAAGAAGATTTTTATCTAAATCATTGTAATTATTGTATGGATAATGGTCATTGGGTGTTAGCTGAAAATGTAATGCTAGCGGATAATACTTTTGGTTTTATATATGAAATTACGAATACTGTTACAAATAAAAAATATATCGGCAAAAAGCAATGTGTTTCAAAAATTAAGAAAAAGCCTTTAAAAGGAAGAGTTAACAAGAGAATTGAAATAAAAGAATCAGATTGGAAGACATATACTAGCTCTTCAAAAGAATTAAACGAAGATATAATAAAATACGGAAAAGAAAAATTTATTTTCAAAATTACTAGAGTTTGTGGATCAAAGTGGGAATTGGCTTATTATGAAATTAAAGAGCAAATAGACAAAAACGTTTTGTTACGAGAAGATTATTATAACGGTATTATAAATGTAAGAATAGGAACCCCGCCTTCAAATTTAAAGTTTAACATTTAAAAAGATATTATATACTAAAAAAATGCTTCAGTCTTTAATACTGTCAGAGCACAATCTCTATATTGTAGATTTTTCTAAAATTTTTACAGATAGATTCCTACCAAATTTTTATTCAAGTTGTGAGCAATACAACTTACATAATATATCATTAAAAAATAAAGACGTAAAAAAACTAATCTATCACTGTCTTATACACTCTTTATGCGAAGAAGTATTATGTGTTAAGAGCAATAATAAGACAGTTATATTCTATAATACAAATCATTTACCTAAATCCGACTTAACCAAATATATATCAGAAGAAGAATTAATCATTTTCATAGAGTTATTATTACGTAAAACATCAAAAATGCTTCCTATTAGAGTTTTTATAACAAGCTATACTTTCGACTATTTTGTACATCTTATTAAAGCAAAAAAAGCTAGAGGTATTGAAATTCTGTATAAAATCAAAGCTTTTGTTGATAAAATTAGTTTTGAAAAATTTACGTTCCAAAAAATTAGATTATTTAGCAAAAAATACGATCTTACATTTCTTTCTAATATATATTTTAACGCAATAAAGTCAAAACAACTGCTTTTAAAGTAATAAATATATATGTGAGCAAGTATCTTACTAAACTAACGTCAATATATGAAAATCTCAATCTTTCATCCAAATCAGAAGAATGTGAAGATTGTGGTTGTGAAGCAGATGACAGAAATAAAGCAGACAGAATAGCAGATGAATTTCAAATAGTTCATGAATACATGCATCCTTCTAGTAGTAAGAGATGTTACTGTATGATGAGAAAACATGAAAATGGCTATAATATCTTAGATATGGACGAAGATGGTAACCTCGTTGTTGATGTTTTTAGCCCAAAAGAAAATGATGAGGAAGCAGAAAACCCTGCATTAAAAAATATATTCGGTGCACCTATTAACCCAACTGAAATAGCTCTTGTTAAAACTTTAGCTGGAGATCAAATGCGTGGCGGTCTTTTTAATAATCCTCAAAAAGATATGGAAAAAGCATACGGAACTTTAATAAGTAAATTAGCAAACAAAATTAAAGTAGTAGCAAATGGGATAAAATAAAATGAACTTTAACGAAAAAATTAAAAACTATTACAATACATATAATTTACTCGAGCAAGATGCAGCGTCAGCATTACCGGGTGAAGCAGATGCAGCAATGCCACCGGCGCAGGATGCAGCAGCGCAAGCTCCGCAAGATCAAGCTGCAACACCGCTTTCTTCTGAAGGCGAAGCAATGTTGGTAAGATTGCTTAAAAAAGCATTAGTAATTAAACCTGACACTGCAGATACAGACACAATTGTAGAATTACCAGATGTAAATCCTGCAAATGCAAAAAATGTATTGCAGCAATTAGTTACTTTAATAAGAAAATACGATCCTGACGTTGATATAACCAAATGAACTTCGAGTTATTAGCTGAAAAGCTATTACAAAAACATTTTTTAATTGAGCAGGAAGGAAAAACAATAGTAATATTTCCTGGTGGCTTTCATCCTTTTCACTTGGGACATAAAAGCATATTTGATAATATACAAAAAACTTTTCCAAGTGCTGATACATATATAGCTATTACAGGTTATACAGAAGAAAGACCGTTCACTGCAGCAGAAAAAAAACTTATTATTTCATCAACCGGAATTGATTCCAAGCATATTATAGAGGTAAAATCACCGTTTAGAGCAGAAGAAATTTTAAAAAATTATAACCCCAATAAAGATAAAGTTATTTTTGCAGTTAGTGAAAAAGAAAAATTAGACCCATCGAGAAAATCACTCTTTGTAAGGACAAAGAAAGATGGTACGCCCTCTTATTTTCAAGATTATAATTCCAATAACCTAGCACCCTTTGGAAAGCATGGTTATATATATGTTTTCCCATCAATAAAATTTGGTAAAGATGTTTTCGGAAAAGATATAAAGAGCGCATCTGAGTTGAGAAATTTATATAATAATTTAAAAGATTCACAAAAAGTAGAATTAATTAAAAAAATGTACACATCTAATTTTGATAAAATAAAAAAAATATTTGATAAACATTTAGCTAATGGTGGTGAAGAAGAAGAAATGAGTACTTTTCTTGACAAAGAATTAATAAAAGATAAGGATAAAGAGTTTAACGATGTATACTTAAACCCGCCTTACAAAGTGGACGGTGAATTAACAGTTGGTAGAATGAAATATTAAGATTTTTTTTCGATAAGTTGTACAACTTCAAATAAAACTTTTTCTAAATTTTGCTTACTCTCTCTAGAAAGAATAGAAGTTATAGTGCTTAGTAAATCATTAGAACCTTTGTCAAACGCTCTAATTAAATCTATTTCTTCATTTTGCTCACTATTTATTTCTTCTGATCCAACTTCTTCGTGATCGAGATAATGTTTAATTGAATTTAAGTAATCTGCAGCTTTAGTAATTTTTGCACTAACCCATGCCTCCAGCTTATTAACAGAATCCAATTTCTTATAAAGACTAACCGCATGATTAATTGTATTGTAGAGTTCGCTTTTAGCCATATCAATTTCTTCCTTACGATCGTTGCTAGGCATTGCATTATTATCGCAGCCACATGCACCGCCGCAGTCTTCACAATTTTCCTCACCATTACATTTTGCACAAGAGCATTGTCTCGATTTAATAATAGTTTGTATAGTAGGTGAAAGACCTTGCTGAGAATCAGCTTGTGGTCCCAAGCCAACATCTTCATTTAATACTTTTAAATAAGCATTATTTAAATTTAACAAATCATCTTTAAACATATAAATATTTAATGTAATACGGCAAAAATATGAAGTCTTTTTCAGAAAATTTCCAAATAGCCCTTGATGAAACCATTGGTTTGTTAGAGAAAAAATCTGCACCTAGAAATGTATGCTGGAAGGGATATAAAATGGTGGGGAAGAAGAAAAAGAACGGCAGGACTGTTCCGAATTGTGTCCCGGCAAAAAATAAGTAGTATTACATAAAAATTTCTTAAGTAATTAGGTGAAGTTTCTAAGAAAAGAACAACTTAGAGAAGATGTAGCGTATATTAAAATAAGTTCTGATTTTGTTCTTGATTTATATGAGCGTTCAAAAAAATTGAAGGGTTCAGAGAAAGAGATAATTATTGATCAGGTAAAACTTTTTTCAAAACATCTCGGTGAATATATTGAAAAACCGGCTAAGCTGTCATATGTAAATAAAAAACGTAATGAATAGTTGGCCGAAAAAAAATAAATCGCCTATTTGTATTTTTCTTGAAAAACACAACTACCATACAAAATATAAAAAAATATGGTTCGATTCACAAAATAATTCCCTATCTTCAGTATATGGTGTATTTAGCGGTGGTTATTTAGAGATGCCTGAAGGTATGACTGGAGAAGAACTACTTACAATATATTATAGTTTAAGTAACGAATATAAGGTATTAGAGGGCAGAGCATAGACCAGATAACAATAAATAATGAAGTGAAGCCGTTTTTATCATTTTATAATGAGAGAAATATTATTAACCTTGTTGAAACAATAGATATTGAAGGGGTTGGCTCTATTAAAGCCATGGCAGATTCCGGAAATAGTGCTTATAACGTACTGGACGGTAGAGATTTAGAAGTTAATAATAAAAAAGTAAGATTTGTAACTACAGAGAAAAGCCTTCAAATAGAAAAAGATATTATTGATACTATTGTAATTCATATTGGATCGGGTGTAAATGAGAATAGACCAGTAGTACATTTTAATATTATTTTTAAAGGTAAAAAATATAATAATGTAAAGTTTTCTGTAGCAGATAGAAGCAAGAACGAAACACCCGTTCTTCTGGGCAGAGATTTTCTATCGAGTCTTAATGCATTAATTAACGTGGCGTAATAAAATGATAGTATTACCATATAATGCAAGCCTATCCGGTTATAAGGATGGTGAATACGTGGAGATTAACGGTGCTGTATATACAGTTAATAAAACAGCCAGATCCGTAGTTAATGTAAAAAATACAGATAGTTATAAAGTTGTAGGTGTAACTGCAACACCAACACCAACTATTACTCCAACTATAACCCCAACTATTTCTATAACACCAACCAATACTCCAACCCCAACTATATCACCGACAAAAACACCTACCAACACACCAACACCAACAATTACTCCAACGATAACCCCTACTACTACTGTAACACCGACAATTTCTATAACACCAACCAATACACCTACCAATACACCAACTGCTACTGTACCACCTACACAGACACCTACACCGACAAATACATTAACCCCAACTATAACACCAACCAATACACCTACCAACACACCAACCAATACACCTACCAACACACCAACAAATACACCAACGCCAACTATTACTCCGTCAATAACACCTACCAACACACCAACAAATACACCAACAAATACACCAACTGTAACTCCTTCACAAAAATCATTATTAATGGTTGGTTATAGCTTGAGTGGAGATCTAACAACATTCTCTGTATCTGCAAATGTATTAATACCGGGTGTTTACGCATCCGTCTTATCAGCGGGTCCTGATCTTAGAAATAATCCAAGTGTTGTAGGATGGGTAACGGATAATTGGTATACCTCACCATATATTATACAGAGCGTAGTTGAAGCAGTAACAGGTAAAAAATATTTCCAATTCGCAATAGCACCAACTAATTCCGGTATTATTATCAATGGGTTAAGCGGTCTTGCAATAAGTCGTTCTACAACCGGCCCAAACATTGCAGCTCTTGTATACAATACAAATAACAACTCTTCATGGACTTATGGTACATATACCTTACTTGCAACAGCAGGCTATATCTCAACATCAACAAGCTTACCTACAAAAGTTTCACCAATTATAAATACAAACTTCTTTGCAACAAGCACCATTACCATAACATACCCTAATACAGGATACTTTAGATTGTATGGTCTGTCTGCATACTCTTCCGCAGGTACCTGGAGACTGCATGAAACCAATAGCACTCTTGATGACTTCTGGTTGAGCGGAATTGCTTATTAGGTTTATTTTACTTGCGCAAATTCAATAAACTTGTAAAACTCAGATCTCGAGTTATCGTTATTATCGAGAAATGCACCTGACATTCTTGCGGTACGCATAGTTGAATCATGTTTAATGCCACGATTAGAACAGCAGGTATGGTTTGCTTCGATCATAACAGCTACACCATTATTTTTCTCACAAACTTGATCAATGTACTGATGAATTTGCATTGTGAGGTTCTCCTGTACTTGTGGTCTACGTGAAAACCAATCAACAATTCTATTAAGCTTACTCAAACCAATTACCTTGCCGTTCTTAGAAGGAATGTATGCAACATGTGCAACGCCGGTAAAAGCTGCATGGTGATGCGAGCAAAGAGAGGTAACTTTAATATTATTCTGACAAACAATACCGTCATACATATCTACATTATCAAATGCAGTTACTTTTGGGGGATTACTATAACAACCGGATGCTAAATCTTCAACAAAAGCTTTTGCAACTCTATGTGGTGTATTTGCGCTGTTTGGGTCATTTCTCCAGTCAATACAGAGAGCATCGAGATATGCTTCATAT